AAAATAAAACAAAACTGATAAAAAATATCTTTAATTTATGATAAATAAATTTCTTAAAAAAGAAAAAAATCTATTAATATATTTTCTTTCAGATTGTACAATATTTTCAGTTATTTCTTCATTAATTATATTATTTGATTGTATATTATTTTCTTCATATTTTTTTATATAATAATATTCTGTATAATGTTCTGGTAAATAATTATCAATTGTGAAACCTTTTTCTTGTAAAAATTTACAAAAATCTTTAATAGAAAAATCCCATTCTCCACTTTCTTCTCTAAATGCAATCTCAATATCTCTATATGTTTGTGATTCATAATCAATTTCTTCAATAGAATCAGAATCAGAATCAGAATCAGAATCAGAATCAGAATCAGAATCAGAATGTCTTATACCTCCATAATCATCAATTATATTTTTTAAAATTTGAATTAATGTGATATTATTATTATTATATCTATCATTAATAGTTATTGTATCAGATGTTCTATTTATTATAAAATGTTTATTATATTTTTTTCCGGTTAAATTTGTAAAAGTTTTTTTATAATTTATTTTTTTTTTACAATAAAGACAATTTTTAAAATTTTCATGATGAGCATGTTCAATACAACAATATTTACAGGTTTTATATTTACAAGAACATTGTTTTTCTAATCCTGTAAACATGTCTTCTTCAAAACTTTCATAACAAATAATACATTCACTTGTTTTAGACTTATCTTCGTTTTCAAAAAGAAAGTTTAAATCAAAAATAGATTCCATTTTAATATATTTAATAATACATTAAATAATTGTAATTTAAGTTTATTTCTTATAATATATATATAATTTATATTATTTTCAATTTTTAAAAGCTTTTCTAAATAAAGAGCATATAAATTCTTTCCCTTTTAGTAATCTTTGAGGAGAACATGTTTTAGCCCAATGATAATTTTCATTTTTATTGACTTCACTATTATATAAAACTACAAACATCAATTTTTTAGGATCTAAAAATTTAGAAGGAGTTGTTCTGAAAAAATTAGGTGTATGCATCCAATTAGTATTAATATCTCTTGTTCCATCATATTCAGATGTAAAATGATAATAATCATATCCATTTTGTTTTAAATCATCAAGACATTTCCAAATTATTATTTTTCCATAATCAAAATAAGTAGCATCACTTCCTTTATCAGTAATTTTATTCCTTTCATCAAGTTTTTTATTTAATTTATCTAAACAAGCTTTCATTAATATACCTTTTGGTCTAGAAGCCATAATACCATTTGACGGTCTAAAATAACCATTTCTACATTTCATTCCTGTACAACCAAATCCAACATAATCGTATCCTTCTTCTAATTTTTTAAAAATTGGTTTAATATCTTTCAAGACTATTGTATCTGCATCTAACCATATTCCTCCATATTTATATAACAAAGCTACACGATAATAATCAACTTTTTGAGCAATCATTAAATTATCAAAATCTTTTCTTAATTCTGGTAAGTATTTTTTAATATTTTTTTCATTTAATATTATTAAATTATATTTACCAAGATGTTTTTTAATACTATCTATACATAATTTAACAAAAGTAGGACATTTAGCACCATCAATATTTTCCCAATATATCCATATATATTTATTTAATTTCATAGGAGGATATTTTTTTTTAATATTTAAATTTTGAAAAGATTCTATTTTATCAGGAATATAATCAAAATTAACATCAAAACCATCAGAATATTTATTATAAAAGTAATCTTCACTAATAATATCATTAAATTGTATATTAGTTATTAAATATTTAATAATAAAAAATACAATTAATATTAATATAGTTGTAATTATCCAGAATTCTATATTCATTTATACTATAATTAATATTAACAAACAAAAATAATAATTACTAATAAAAATTAAAAAATTTATTTTTCAAAAATTGCACAATATATAATCATAATAGCTATAATTATTAAAGAAACAGTTATTAAATAATCAGTATAATAATCATTATTTGAATATTTTTCAGATAATACAATAGATGAACTAAATTTTTCTAACTTTTCTTTTTCTTGTTCTATTTCTGATTCTATTTCTGATTCTATTTCTGATTCTTGTAATATTTCGTTTAATATTTTTTCAACTTTTAATTTAATATATTCATCAATAATTTCTTTACTTATTTCATTTTCAGATTTTTCTGTTTTTTCTGTTTTAGTTTCATATTGATCATACAAATAATTATATAAATTATAATAAAAAGGATAATAAGCAATAGGATAATTTAAATAATACCAATATGGAACAGTATATCCATTATAATATCTATAAGGATAATCATCCCAATAATTATTTATTATTGTTCTATGTCTATTTCCATGTCTATGTTTATTTTTGTGTCTATGTCTATATTTATGGATATCATGATTATTATCATTTAAAATTTTAACTTTATTATTTTTAATAGTATTATTTTTAATATTATTTACAAGTTTTTGTATTTCTTTTGGTTGTTTATTAGTTCCTTCATCATTATCATTATTATTATTAATTTGTATTTCTTTGTCTTTATTATTTAATAAATTAATTTTATTATTTTTTATGATAGAAGGATTGGTAAAACTTGTTTTTGATTTGTTTATTTTTGGAATATTAATCTTAGGTTTATTAATAACTGGGGTTGTATTAGTTTTAATATTTGGTTTTGAAGTAATTAATTTTGGAGAAGTTGTTATAGAATTAGAACCAGGTCTAGAAATAAAATTTGGTCTATTTCTTGAATTATTAATTGTATTTAAAGGACTAGAAACAGAAACATGTCCTCTTCCTAACCCTGGATTTGAGGTTATACCTCTACCTCCACCTCCAAATCTTCTAAAGTTTTCAATTTTATCAAAATTTTCAATATCTCCGAAATTTTCTGTATTATAATCATCATAAATACTATCTTCTTGATAATCTTGCATTATTGAATATATTTATAAAACATTTATAGAAAAATATTTTACAAAAAGAATTAAATAAATATTTTTTTTAATGTAAATCATATAAAACTTTTGCAACAAGTTCATAAAAATCATTATTAATAGAATATTCAGTTCCATTATCTTTTCTATCATTTTTCCATCCAGATAATACTCTTCTTAAATTTGGAGAATAAATACTATTTCCAATAATAAGTAATATTTTATTTGCTTCATTTTTAGAAATTCTAATATTTTCTTTTTCTTTACAAACAAGAGTATATTCTTTTGATAAATATCTATAAGAATTAATTCTATTGATAAAATCTATTGGTTCAGAAGTATCTTTTTTAGCTAAAATTGTTAAAATTATGTCAAATTTTTCATCATAATTAAAATTAAAAACTATTTTATTTTCTAATTTATTTTCATAATAATATTTAGGTCCATATTCAGACCATTTTTTAAAAATTTCAATCAAAGAATTTTCCCAGTAAATAGATAATTTTGATTCTCTGTTTATCATTTCTATAATTTTTGATGTTATAAATTTAACATTTTCCCATTCTATTGTAAAAGATCCTTGTATTATAGAATGTATAAGAAAACAATTTATATTACTATATTCTAACCAATATCCAACTACATTATTTTTTGTTTTTAAAGATGATGAATTTGTATAAATTATATTATTTTCAAATGTTTTATTAGGGATAATATCTTTTTGAATTGGTGTTGTTTTATTTTTTGTATTTTTCTGTCCCATAAATCTTATATAGTAATTAGAATATGTGTTTTTTTAAAGTTATTATTTAATTAATAAACTTTTAGATATTAGTTTTTCATTTTTTTTATATTTCATTTTTATAAAAGAGAAACCATATTTTTAATGCATCTCTTCTACCTAATCTCTGAGAGCGTCCAACTAATTGATTTTTTGTTTTTAAATCTGTTTGATGAAAGAATATAATATCTGTTACATATTCTAGATTCAATCCAACAATAAAATAAGGGTCATCAATAAGTAATATTTTAACAGAAGGATTATTTCTAAAGTTTTCTAATATTTTATCTATTTCTTTAAAATTACCTCCATTTAATTCTTCAAATAATAAAGTATTATCAAAACAATAACTTTCAATAAATGAAGCTAAAGAAGTATTACCATGACAATAAACAATAACTTTTTCGTCACAAATATTTAATAATTCACTTAAAAAAAAGTTTTTATCTTTATCTAAATCTTCTAAATGTTCTTGTAATTTATGAGATAAAACAGGAATATCACAACTTTCCCAATCATCATGTACTTTGTTACAAGTCATACACATAGTTTCATAATTATTTAAATGACAATCTTCACATAAATTCATTCCGCATTTATTTTTATACATTTTACCTCCTTTTATATTTGAAAAACAATCAATACATAAATTATATTGTAAAATAATATTATTCATCATACTATATCTATTTTTATAAAAATCTCTTTTGTTAGTAGTTTCAAATTTAACTTGGTTTTTATTTGATTTTGATTTAATTAATTCTTTTAATATATTTTCACAATCAGATATTGTTCTTATACAATATTTATACATTTGTTTAGCAACATCTTGCTTACATTTCAAAACTGAATTATTACATTCAGATTTAATATGCATATAATTATGAGAATTAATATTACTAATTTGCTCTTTATTTAATATCATAGCTAAAAAATGATCTAAATAAAAATCTTTACAAATAAAAGTTTCAATAACAGGTTTTGGTAAATGAATAATTTTATTAATAAAATCTTCTTCACAATAACACTCATTTTTTAGAAGCGAAGGTAAATATAAATTATATTGACCAATTCTTGCAGTTAATGTAGAAGGATTGAAAATAGTGGAAATTGTTGCACTTATAAACCAAGTCATATCAGCTTTTAAACAATTAAATAATAAATTTGTCATTGTATCTGCTTCATCAAAAAATACTCTTCTTATACATACTTTTAAAGAAGAAGATGTTCTTACAAAAGATTCATATAATAAAGGAGTAATTAATATGAAATTAAAATTATTTAATGCATATGGATTACCATAAAAAGCATTTATTTCACTGTTTTCTGTTATACATTTATAAGTTAATTTTGTTCCTAATAATAAATTAATAGCTCTTACCCATTGTGTATATAAATTATGTTGAACAACAATAATACTTAAACCATTTAAATTAAATAATTTAATTGCCATATATATTAAACTAAGAACAACATAAGTTTTCCCTGCTCCTGTTTTATCACTTAATAAACCAAAAGGCATATTAGAACCTACAGATTGTTTTTCAATATTTATCATTTTATATAATAAAGCAAGTTGATGAGGCATTAATTGTATATTAAAATCATCATTTGATACATTTAATCTAGGAGATTTATTATTTAAACCTTCAGTTCTAGGATTTTTACTATTTATTTGATTATTTTGATTATTCATTTTATTTATTTGATTATTCATTTTATTTATTTGATTATTTTGATTATTTATTTGATTATTTTGATTATTTATTTGATTATTTTGATTATTTTGATTATTTTGATTATTTTGATTATTCATTTTATTTATTTGATTATTTTGATTATTTTGATTATTCATTGGATTATTCATATTATTCATTAGATTATTCATATTATTCATTGGATTATTCATTTTATTATTATTATTGATATTATTTATTTGATTATTTTGATTATTTTGTTGATAATTCATCATATTAATTAATAAAAATATTTTTTAAAATAAAATATAATTTGTAACTCATGTTAAATTGTATAAATAATTATTTATACATAATTTATAATTATGTCTGAATTCATAACTAAAGAAGATAATAAAGATATATATATAAAAAAACTATTAAAAGATGTTCATGAAGCAGATCAAATTATAAAAAATTTAGATTTAAAATCAATAAAACAAAAAGAAAGAATAAGAGAACTTGAAAATGAAATAGAAGAAAAAAATAAAATTAATAAAGAACAAGAAAAAACAATAAATGATAATATAAAAATTGTGGAAGATTTTAATAATAAATTTAATAATATTTATACAAAATATTGTAAATATAAAAAAGAATCTAAAAAATTAAAAGAACATAATCAAGAATTATTAAATGAAATAAAATCTTTAAAACAAAATTCTTTTTTTTAAGATAATAAAATAGAAACTAACTAATTTAATTAAATATAATGATATTTATTTTTATATAATAATTTATATAAAGATGCTATTTTTAATTGTTTTAATATTATTGATATGTATTACAATGGTTGTTATATACAATAATTATTTTAATTATACAGTAGTAAATAAACCTAATATTATTTTATCAAAGGATTTTATTCCACATGATGAAATTCAAAAAAATGATCCTTCAAGCTTATTTAAACTTCAACAAGAAATAAAAGAATCTTCACAAGAAATAGAAATGGATGATAAAATTAAAATGTTTCTAGATCAACAAGATTTATTAGAAGAAGATTCAGAAGAACAAGAATTATTAAATGAACAAGATTTATTAGAAAAAGATTCAAAAGAACAAGAATTATTAAATGAACAAGATTTATTAGAAAAAGATTCAGAAGAACAAGAATTATTAAATGAACAAG